CCCATACCGGCGGCGCGCTCGTAGCCCTTGAGCTTGCCGAGCGAATGCGCGCTCGTCATGGCGGTGCGTGCAGCCTTCATCGCGGCGCGCTGGTCCATGGCGGCGATGCCCGCAATCGACGCGGCGAGCTGTGGGATAGTCTGCCCCTGCAGTACGGCCTGCGTCACCGCAGACGTGACGTGGCGGCTGTTCCATGCAGTGTCTTTTGCCTTGTCGAATGCCGCTTGCGGGAGCAGGTCGGGCTCGTTCGCGACGAGCTCCATGACTGTGTTCTTGTTGTACAGCGTGAACGACGTGTTCGCCTTGGCGCCGTGCTCGATCTCGTATGTCGCGAAGTTCATGCCTTCCGCATACACGCCTGCAGGCACCTGGTTGACATATGCCATCGCCATCTTGTCGGCAGCAGTGAGGTCCTGCGTCAACGCCTTCTTGAGGGCTTTGAGCTGGTCGTTGTGCAACGCCTGGTCCTTGCGCCAAGCCTTGTATGCCTTCGCATCCTTCTTGCCGGCCGCGACATCGGCTTGCCATTTCGCGTCTTCTGCCGCAAACTCCTTGAATGAGGCCTCGATGCGTGAGGTCATGCCGTCGATCGCATCGGCGTAGGTAAGCTGCAGTTTCTCCTGCAGCTCCTGCGCCTGCTTCTCAAGCAATTTGGCCTGGCTGTCCTCCTGCGACTTCGCCGCCTTCGCCGCGAGCTTCTTGCCCGCCTTGCCGGCACCGTCTTTCGACTTGTAGCCGTTCTTGAAAGTACCGTCAGGCATCATGTACCCGTAAGTGCCGTCTGTGAACGTGTTGACAGTATAGCCGCCTTTGTCTTCACTCTTCAGGACCTGCGGGCCTTTCGGCTCTGTGGCGACGAGCTTGGTGGCTGCCTTCTTGGCGCCGTCTTTTGACTTATAGCCTTCCTTATGCTTGCCGCCGTCTGTCATGTAGCCGTAGGTGCCGTCTGAATATGTGTCGATCTGGAAGCCGTCAAAATGTTGCGTCTTGGTAACTGTGGGAGATTCTGCCTTGGTGACTGTTGAAGGCTCTTTAGTCTTGGCGGTAGTAGAAGGCTTTTCTGCTTCATCGGGCACGAGTTCGTATCCGCCGAACTTCAGTGCATATTTAATTGCCGCACTGGGCGATGCAAATGCCGGTGATACCTCGCCGGTGCTCGACACATACTTAAACAGAAACCCGTCTTTAATGATAGGGATCTCGTCAACTGAATAGATCTTCACGGTAGGACCACCTTAAACACTAAAGCATGCCGTCATCGTCATCGTCGCCATCGCCTTCGCCGCCAGTGGATGCAGTGCTGTTAACCAGCGTGCCCATGCGCTCCTCGTTTTCAGCATCGAGGCGTTCTTTAATCGCCGGCACCTCGCTGGGCGAGATGTTCGGCAGCTTGCGCAAGATGGTCTCGTGGTCGAGGTACTGCGCCTCGCTCATGACCATGTCGACCTGCTCTTTCTGGTTGCTGATGCGCGTGCGCTTGAACACGGGCGCATCCTCGATACCCATGAGGGCGAGAAGCTGCTGCACGAACTCAGAGACTTGGTATTCGAAATCGCTCGCCTCCTCATCCATAGGTTGGTACGCGGCGTCGATATGGTCATTTGTAGCACCTGCCGCCACCGTGTGGACGTCCAGCGCGCCGAAGTCCTCGTAGATGCCGTCGCGGATCGACTGCAGGTACGCCTGGCGTGCGGCGTACGGGATCTCCTGGGTATATGCCTGCGCGTTGCCGCCGTCGTCGGAATCGACGAGTGCGACATGGTTGATCTTCAGGCGGTCTAGGAACTTCTGCAGGTCCTTGTCGCTCATGCCGCCCGCATTCGACACGAGCCAATAGATCTGCGCGCAGTCGGTGAGGTCGTTCGCGAAACCGCTGCGGATGAGGTCGTAGCTGTCGATCGCCTGGCGCATGCCCACGAGCGTCGATTGGTGGAGCTTCGAGCCCCACATCGGCACCACGGGCAATGCCGAGTAGTTCTCGCCGCCGATAACCTGCTCGATGCCGTCTGCCGGCGTGTAGCTCGTCTTCTCGATGTACGGGCGCTTCTCATCGACGGCCTCGAGGCGCTCGCTCGTGGAGCCGTTTGCGTCTTGGTAGCTCTGGTAGCGGGTGTAGCCGTCGGCCTCGTATAGCACGACCTGCATCGGGCGCGACTGGTCGATGCGCCAGAAGCGGATACCAGCCTTGAGCGTTCCGTCGTATTCGTCCCAGAGTGGCACGAACTCGGTCAGCGGGAAGACGAACATGCGGTCGAGGTTCCAGAAGCCGAAGCACACGCCGTGGATGAGCGCGTCGTATGCGAGCGTGCGCAGGTCGTGGTCGAAATGCTTGCCGAGCTTCTCCTTGGTCTCATCCTTCTTGCCCACCTCGTCGACATCGATGAACGACACGCCCTGACCGAGCGAGTACATAGTGCGCTGGGTGTTCAGGCGGTGGAAGAAATTGCTCGCGATCTTGTTGTTGCTCGCGGTGAAATCGACGAGCTTGGACCCGGTGATGTCGAAGACCTTCTGCACATAGTCATTGATCGTCGTGTTCTCCTGGCGGTCATACGCATCGGCCATGCGCGCCGTGCGGTACGCCTTGCCCGACTTATGCCGCTCGATCGCCTCCAGTACGAAGCCCTCGCGGTTGGCGTCGCCCGCCTCCACGAAATCTTGGTATGTGAGCATGCGCGACTTGTCGTCGCGTACCTCGTCCCATCTCATAATGCGAACCTCCTAGGCCCCTCGTCTGCGCCGCCCATGAACGGCGACTCGTATGCCATGTCACGCGGCCTGTACACACGCTTGGTCTTCACGAAATACCTCAGCGCATCCATGCCGTGGTCGTCGACCTTGACAGGCTTGTCTTGGTCTGCCTTATCATCCCATACATAGCCGCAGAACTCGCGCGCCAATTCCGTGAGTGTGTCGCCGATCTTGACCTGCCCCAACTGCATCGCGCTCGCGGTATCCCGCACGCCGTCCCCGACGTCGTTGTCGGCCTTCCTCACCTTGAAGCCGCCGCGCTTGCGCAGTTGTGCGATGAACGATGACGCACTGGGGTCGACTATGACCTCGACATCGGTGTCCTCCGGGGCGTCGTCCGTGAATACCACCAAGTCGTCGACATAGTCGGGGTCTGTCTTCTGCCTGCCTTCCTCGCGGCCCGAATAGCGGTACTCGCCGACTGCATGCCAAGTGCCGGCAGGGTCGAGCAGCCATTTGATCGCATGGAACGGGTTCTGCGTGCCGTAGTCGATACTGATGCAGTATCCGCGTACGTCTCCCGGCTCTGCGGGCGACCATGTCGGCTCCTGGGCGTCCTTCCAGTTCGGGTACACGAGGCCTTCGGCCTTCGCCCACAGGCCCCTGATGTATCGGTCATAGTACACAGTTCCGCGGTACTCGGCCTTGAGGCCTGCGACATAGGCAGGCGGCAGGAACGGGTTGTCATCGATCGTATACCGCTGCACGAACATGTCGATGCCGGGGTCTGCCTCGCCCTTGTCAATGAATTGCTTGAGCCAATGCGTCGGGCCTGCCGGGTTGCATGCGCCGTGGCATTCGCTGTACGGCAGGGAGAGTCGGCTCTTGAGCATCTCGAACACGTCCGGGTGGATGTCGCAGATCTCATCGCAATACGCGAACTTGATCTCAGAGCCTCGCAACTTCGAGACCTGGCCTGCGTTCTCGGCACCAATGCAGTACACTCGCTCGCCGAAGACCTCGCACCAGTTACGGGCGTTGATGTCGCCTACGAACTTGTCACCCCACATGTCTCGCATGGGTGTCAAGACGTTGCGCTCGATGTTCTCCTTCGTGGCACCTAAGATCAACGCCAGGCCCTTCTTGCCACGCAGCTTGATCAGCCTGTCGGGGATCGTATATTGCACGGCCAGGTGGCTCTTGCCGGAGCGCACTGCACCCGTGGCGAGGTTCCAGCGGTGGTGCGCCTCGCGGACGTATTCGGCCTGCTTACGCGTCAGCCTTATCTCCATCTGCCGCCTCCTCGATCTGCACGAGCACGTTCTTGACGTCGATGATATCGCCGTCGTCGGCAGGCAACTGGGGCTGCATCGACCTCCAGGCGTCACCGCGTCGGTTGAACAGCCACATGGCGATGGCCTTCACGTCGGCAGGCACATGCTTCTTGACCTTCTTCGTCAACACTTCCCGGCCAGTATCTCGGTCGAGTGTCCATGTCTCCTCGAAATAGTCGTACCCAAGCGCACGCCTGAGCAATGCACCTTCCACCTGGCCGTCTACGAGGTCCTCGGTGACGGTGAGCGCCTTGTCCAGCTCGGGCGACTGCTGACGCCATTTCGCGAGTGTGTTGTGCGTGATCCCGATCTTGTCCTCGGCGATCGCCCTCACCGACAGCCCTCGGCGCCTCCAGTCGTTGATCAGCTCGATGCCGTCTTCGCCGAGCCAATAGCGCTTGCGTTGTACCGCGTTGTTGAATTTGATATAAGGCAAAACTTCCCTCCTGTCCCATTTGGCTATATTCTACAACGCGATGTTCACCTGTACTGTTCAAGTGACTTTCGGGTAGTACGTATAGTGCCTACCATCAAAATCGAAATGCCTTCGCGTGTTCACCGATGTAAACATAAACGCCCTCAACTGCCTGTCACACTGGTGTCACACACGTGTCACACCGCTTTTTTCGATTTATCTGCACCGTGTGACAGGTAGTCTCGACAAAACGCGATGTAGACGCATGTGTTTGCGACTACCTGTCACACTGTCACACTGACATGCTCCCCTATACCCCTATATTTTGAAAATATATACTTATAAAATGGTAGATATACCTATAGAAAATATCTAATATAGGGGCGGCCTGCTGTTTGCCAGTGTGACACTTGGGTACCCAACAATTTACCTACGTCGCGTTTTGACGCCTACTACCTGTCACACAGGCCCAAAAGCAGTGTGACAGGTAGTGTGACAGTAACTTGCGCGAAACGCCGCCGCACACCGATCTACGTCGTGTTTCGCCATCAACTACCTGTCAACCACGCGAATAAATCGAAAAGTGCCATTTTCAGCCAAAAGATACGAAAAAATGCCCCGAGGCGGATCTATGCCTCGGGGCCCTGCAAGCGTACGCACTAATGTAAAACTGCGCCTTCTACGTATGCTAAAATCATTCTCTGATACGTTCCTGCGCTGCCTTCATTCTTCGAACTCAGGGCAGCAGTTGCCTTCGTTCGTGACTGCGTCCTCGACTGCCGCGATGATGTATTTCGGTGACCGGCGCTGCGCACCTTTGAGCTGCGCGATCGCATCGGCTAGGTCCACCTCGCAGATGCAGCAATCCAGTTCGTCCGATTCGATGCAATGCCTGCACTCGCTGCAGTAACGGCGCTCTCCGCCGTATGCACGCTCGATATCGTCGTCAAGGCACCCAGGCGGCAGGTTGTACCCGCTGATGGGCTCGTACTCAGCCATGATCAACTTCTTTCGGTTCGCACTTCTTGATGAATATGATCGTCGAGTCGCAATTCCCGCAATGGTATTTGACTTCGCGCATGAGCGGCTTGCCCTTCTCACAGACGAACACACGGCCGTTGTTGATGTGCCCTGCGTGAAAATCGATCTGCCCGCCGCAGTTAGGGCATTTAATGGGCATAGTTCACTACCTTCCTTCCGCACTGGGGGCAGAAGTTCCATGTACCACTCACGTGGTAGTGCTCCTCGTCCTCGACCCTGCATCCGCAGACCGAGCACTCGAAGCCGTTGTCACAGGCTCCCATTTCGTTCTCGTCGTAGACGTTCTCGCACTCGCCGCGGTCGATTAGGTCGGCAATACGCTCGAACACGTCGTTCATCTCGTGATATCCGGTGTCGGGTTCCATTACCGTCTCGTCCAGCAGTTCATAGAACTCTTCTTTGTAGCGGACGCGGTTCATGTAGGATAGGTGACGCAGATTCTCTACAGTCTCGCGGCGCTCATCATTGGTAATCATTCGTCCACCACCTCTGCACGGCACTCCGGGCAATATGTGAAATCTTCCGGGTCGCAGTCTGAATCGCCATATGTAAATGCTTTATACCCACACCGGCTGCAATGGAACGACCTGTAGTCATTCGAGAGGTTTCGGCATGTCGGGTTGTCGGGTCGGTCGATCAAGTCTGCGAGACGTTGAAATACGCTGCCGTCGAGGCCGACGGTGGCATCGCGGATCATGTTGAGTACAGATGCCTCATGTGCAATCGTGCGGTCGCAGTCCTCATCGTCGACGAGGTGGTCGAGTTGACGCAAAGTATGCACTACTCGGCGGCGCTTTTCATCAGTAATCATTTACTTTCACTCCTCAGCTCATTAATGCGAGACGCGATGTCTTTACACATATTGACAGTACAATCCCCTGCGTAAAGCTTGCATTCGACGCACTTCTTACCGATATTGCGCGCGTAGGCACACACCGGGTCCTCGAGATCGGGAGAATCTCCGCAAACCTCGACCGCGTGCAGATCTTCGTCTAGCTTCTCCCAGCTATCGGGTTCGGCGAGATGCATGTCGCTTACTGCGAACAGCGAAGTGCCAGTTGTGAATTTCACTCGCCATATACCAGTGCAAGTATCGGTACGAATGACATACATGAATGATTTTACGAGATTCTCAAAACCGTACCTGTCATACAGCACTTTGGTATCAAACGGAATCTCTCGCCCGTCGGCATCTTTAGGCAACTCAATGTTCATTCGTCTTCACCCCTCAGGTTGCGGATGCGCGACGCCACGTCTCGCATGACTGCGTCTGCGCAGGCGTCATCACGCGCTGGGCAAGACATACAATCATCGCCTAATTCGTGAAAGTAATGACATGGGCCGTATATTTGCCCATCATCGACCACAGTCAAGTCCTCCTCTAGCTGTTCCCAACTGTCGGGCGGGGTGAGGTACATGAGTTCGGGGTCGAGCCTTTCAAACGTATCTGTGGCAGCGCGCCACTGGCCCGCCACGTCGTTGCTCGCGTAGAAGTCAGTGGTGTAGATCCACCGCGTGATGTTGTAGGCATTGCCGCTGGCATCGAATAACTTTGTGGTATCCAGCGGAATCTCGCGGCCCTCTACGTCTTTGGGTAACTCGATATTAGCCACGTCTTTCTCCATTTCTCAGAGCCTGCCTCGGTCCCAGTTGCGCTCGTCCATACGCTTGATGGCGGCGTCGACTTCGCCCTGCGTGACGCCTACTGCCGCCAAAAGGTTAGCGACAGCCTGTACTGTGTCCATGCACTCATCGATGAGGTCCTCGCGGAATGCCCGGCGTATTGTTGTCGTGGCATATCGCGTGTCGTCGCACTTCTGCCACGCGCCGAACACCTCTGCGGCCTCTTCGAGTGGCTTGAGTGCCTGACCTTTGCTGTCCTTTACCTCATTGAACACACGCATGTTCAACAGATACCCGTCGATCATTGTCTATCACCTTTCTAAATGCATTGATCGATTACTGCCTTACCGCGCAGCTGGCCGACCCACTCCGGCGGGATTGCCCCGAAGCCGTAATACACGCCCGCGATGGCACCGGCCACTGCCGCAGTGGTGTCTGTGTCGTCGCCCAGGTTGACGGCGGTAAGCACGCAGTCGGCATATGAGGTCGTGTTCAAGAAACACCAGAGCGCGGCTTCGAGCGTGTGCTCACAGTAGCCATCGCTTTCGACTGCCCCGACAGGCCTCGATGCGATGTACCCATATCTATGCCAGAGGTCGCCCTTCGCCGGCGTGCCGACATTGCGGATAGTCCGCAATATGTCACACAGCGCGACGCATGACCACTCGGCCACTGGGTGTGCATGGGTGATCGCCGAGACCTCGCGTATATCATAGGGTTCGATGGGGTCAAGCATGGCGAGCGGTGCCGTCCTCATGAGCGAGCCATTGCCGCAGTCGTCGTATGACTTCGCAGGCACGCCCATCGAGATCGCCCTCTTGCATGTCACGCCGACATCGAATACGCGCCCGTCGCATGTGTAGTCACCGTGCTCCAGCCATTGGCGGAACCTGTAGGCGATGTCTGCCGTGTCGATGATTCCAAGCCGCTTGATGCTCGCGCATATGCACAGGGCCATCGATGTGTCGTCAGACCACGTGCCTGCATACTGCCTGTGTGTGCCGTTACCAACCATGCAGGTGCATTTAAATGTGCCCCGCACGCTGAACTCATATGGCACGCCGAGGGCGTCACCGACTGCGAGCCCATAGATACACGAACGCATGCGGTCCCTGTTATAATGCACGCAATTATATGTGGTCGACATAACGCACCTCCTTCGCCTCGTACTCGCCGACAGTGCCGTCTGCGAACTCGACGAGCCCGACGGGCTTCTGGTTGTTTCCGAGGAAACCGCCTCGCTGGAACCAGCCTATTAGGCTGCCGTCATGCCCGTGCACAGTGACCGGCCTCCGCTCCATGGTCACGACCACTTCGACCTGCATCAATACCTACCCCTCTTCACGTTGCGCTTTTCGCAACGCCTCATCAGTTCCGACATGTCGTCAATGCCGACCGATGCGACGCAGTTGACGACTGCTTGGATCACGTCTGCAGCCTTGTCGAGCATCTTGTCGCGCGCCTTCGCCGAATACCTCTGGTTGTCGCGTCTCTGTATCCAAAAACGCCATGCAACAAAGAACTCCGCCGCCTCCTCGAGTGGTATCGTGAATTGCTGCCGATCGTCCGCATAGACGTATTTGAACGGCTTCACATCACCGATCCGCACGATAGCGCCTCCCTCCTCATCGGTCTTTGACCATGTATTCGATGCACATGCCGAGCAGGGGCAGGGATAGGAACGCGTACTCACCGCCTACGGCGAAATAGCCCCTGTCTGCGAACGCATATGCTGCGGCGACGGCCGTGGCGACTATTCCGATGACAGTCAATGTGGTGTAAACGAAATCGCGCATCGTTACTCCTCCATCTTCTGGAAACTATTGCAGTCATAGCTGATGGCGCGTGCCCTGATGCAGGCCTCGTCGCATGTACGTGCCATTACGCGAATATCTGGGCCGTCTAGGCGCTTAGCACGCCACAGCACGAACGGCGTGCCGAAATCGATGATACACGCCTTCCAACCGTGTGCACGGTAACGCTCTGCAGTGGCGATTGCCTCGATATAGCCCCATTCCGGGATGTCGAACGGCTCTGCATCCTCGCCTTCAGGCGGCATGACGAAAACGATATACTCGGGCATTTGTTCCTCCTTTGTTTGGCCGATAAGGCCATTGTACTACTTTCAGTGCATCGATGTTTCGATAAATTGAAATTAGTTTCGAAATGTTTTAACGCTCTTGTGGATCGACGAGATCTGCCAGTTTATCGAACAGCTCGTAGACAGGCATGTCTGCGTATATATCCATGTCATCCATACCGAAAGCAGTGAGCACACTCTCGGTGAAATGGTAGTTCGACATGTTGAAAATCGTGTCGTCCTCATTGTAGTCGCGCCAGTAATCAGCTTCGGTGCGAAGGCGCTTGGCTATCTCTTTGGTGTCGGTGATCATTTGTCTGTCAAGTCCTCCCCGCACCACGGGCAATGCCGTGGAACCGTCTCTATCTCGTCCCAGTTCGTAATGTACGTGTCGTCATGCTCGAAGTGCGACACACGGAAGACGAGGTCGCACCGGGGACAATGGACGGCGTCGACCGGGTTGCATTCGCTTATAATCGCGACATCATCCAAATCGGTCATCTTGCGTGGCTTCCACTTTTGGTGTGACGGAGTCGCCCCACACGTCGGGCAGTCAACACCCCTTATGAACCTGATTCTCCTAGGCATCTGTAACCTCCCCGAACTCGATATCATCGACGTGGTCGAGGTCGACGACCACCTCGCCGACGACTTCACCGTCGACCTCGATATCGGCGCCCTCGTGGTGCAGGCGCTTCTCGACTTCGGCCATGAACTCCGCGGCCTTCTCGGCATACACGCCGACCGTGGGTTCACCTGCAAACAGGCGCTCGTCGTAGCAGCGTTGTGCACGGCGGTTGCCGATCTTGAACAGGTACTCAAACACGAGCTCGGCGGCGCCCGCCATGTACAGGTCGCCTGTGAACACGATCTCACGCTTGTCGACTTCGGTGCCGACGCCGAAGAACGCCGACACCGCGTCGGCCAAGTCGTAACGCCAATGCTTGCGGCTGCCGACTGTCGTATGCTCCGAACGGGTACCCTCGTCGCCGTTGGCCGCCCTGGCCTCGCGTGCGGCATCGTATACCTGCACCGCCTTGTCGATCAACTGGAACTCGTCGATGCCCTTCGTACGGCGGTCACGGAGGTTGGCGGCGATCGCCTGACGAAAGTCGGCGTAATCGACAGGCGCATCCTCGATGATCACGTCGCCCGTCTCGCCGTACTTGAACTTTTTGTCGCCGTCTTCAGGCTCGCCCTCTGCCTTGGTGAGGTCGATATGCACGACCTGGCCTTCAAGACAGAACATGCCGCGGAAGTCCTTCGTGACCGTGAGGGCGTCGCCCTTCTTGGCGATGACGCCCTTGCGGTAGAGCGACGGGAACGGGTTCGCCGGCATCTCGACCAGCACGCCCTTCTTGTCGATCGCGCACTCGTTGATGAAACCGAGCTCTTTCTCAGTGAACGTTACTTCTGCCATGATTGTTCCTTTCTCCTTTAATGGGTGATATTAGATAAGCTGAGAAGTGAGTAGATAAACCGCAGTGACCTCGAAAACTACAGAGCCGGAATCATTGAGTTGCCTGAGGATGCGGTATGCATCACGTATATCGAGCCGGCACAAATTGACGATATACGAGATGTCGACGAAATCTGAAACATACGGGTGCCCGAATGCACCGATGGCTTCTATCTTCTCGATAATCTCGATCGGTGGCCATTCCAGACATATGCGCCGTGCTGTCGATGACTCCTCCTTACCGCCTTTGTCGATACGAACCTCATAGGTGGGCACGTAATCGTATTCGCCCGTCTCGTTCTCGAGGTGTGGAATGACCTTGACGGTATAGAACTCTTTAGCCATAGTTATTCCTTTCAAATCAGCGACGACTACATTAACCCATCAAAAATATCGATTCGAGTGTGGGCCTAATAACGATACCAGTGGGATGGTCAAGCCATTGAATGGCGGATTTAGGGTCAGGTGCATACAGGTCGAGAAAATCGCAAACGGAGTCGTAATCGAACAAAATGCCTTGGCTAAACCCAGCAACGATGTGCAAGATGTCGCAATGGCTGATGCTCTCAGCGGCCTCGGTGATGGCAGAGATATTCGTCACGTGCTCACCATAAGTGGCATGCTCGACTATGATGGTGTAATATAACGAATCTCCGGGACCAGGCTCTTTGACGAACACGCGGTACAGGTTGGACATGGTTATTCCTTTCATTTAGTGGATGAGCAGTTCGATGCGATCGAGTGCCGCATCCATAGAACCGTATACGCCGCGAAACGACTCGAAGCCGAAATCGGGGTCGATCTCGGCGAGGAACATCTTGCCGCAAGCCTCGTCGTGGCGAATAACGAACGTGCGCTCGTAACCGAACTTGTCTTGCTTGGTGATCTTGATGGGCTTCATTTGCTCCTCCTTCTAGTTGACAAGGTCATTATCCCACGTGCATGCGCTCATGTACATACTTATTTTCAAATAAATCGAAAAAGTTTTCGACGAATTTGAAAATAGCTATGTGCTTTCAGGTAGTTACCGGGTAATATAATCTTGTCAACCACGAGGAAGGGAAACATCATGACTAAGACTTTCGACGACGCCATCAAGCTCGAGCGCATCGCTTTCAAGCAGCCGTTTAATGAGGCATACGAGATCATCGGTTGCGGCCGTCGCGTGAAGATCGTCCTCGACGATAATTGCGTGCACTACTGCCGCTTCAAGGCCACCAACCGTGGCGCATGGAAACTGATCTGCCGCAAAGAGTTCGAGAATGTGAACAAACAACTTTGTATCAAGAACGCCCTCAAGTGGGTCAACGCCTAATAGCATTACGTGTGATAAAATAGGAAGGTGCGGTTTTGGGCCACCGCACCTTCCTCCTTTGTGAGGAGAACGCCCCAGATGCAATTGAGCGTCTGGGGCGTTCTTCTATTTACTATGCACTTGTGACGACGTCGACGCCGGCGTTGCCTATCATACGCATGCACACCGGGCACGGTGATATCTCATCAGGCGGGATGCGCTTACCAGTCTCGAGGTCGACGCCGGCCAAGTACAATGTCGCACCGATCATCTCAGAGCGCGAGGCCGACAACATGGCGTTCATCTCGGCGTGTACCGCGGGGCATGAGCCATAATCGCCGTCGTTATGCCCGTGCCCGCAGCGATGGCATACGCCTGTGTCAATACAGTTGACATCGCCGCGTGCGGCACCGTTATAGCCGGTCGCGATGATCTCGTCGTTGGCAACAATTACGGCGCCGTAGCGGCGGCGCAGGCACGTCGACCTGGCCGCCACCGCCAGTGCGATATCGAGGTAATACTCTGCCTTACTAGGCCTCGCCGGTCGACCCGAAAGCACCGTCGCTCCTCTCCTCGCCCAACTGCTCGACGAAATCTGCCAACACGATGGGCATGACGACGAGCTGGCCGATACGGGTGCCTCCGGGCACTTTCTTCAGCTTGTCCGTCAAGTTAGTGACGATCGCGTGCACTTCGCCGGTATAGCCGGAATCGATTGGCGGCAGCTCGCAGACGAGGCCTTCGAGGCTCATGCCAGATCGGGGGAACACACAAGCCATGACACCGTCAGGCAGCTCGAGCGAGAAGCCCAACGGGATACGGCGGGTCTCGTGTGGCTTTAGGGTCTCGCCGAAAGTGGTGTAGACGTCGGCGCCTGCGTCGTTGTAATGCGCACGGGCAGGGAGCTTGATTTCAGCGCCCTCTGCGATACGGTTGATTTTAATCTTCATCATTTACCTCCGTGATAATGTCGTTATCGAAACAATACACAGCGATGTCATGCTTCGGCTCGTCGGACGACATCGCGATATGTTCGATCTCCGAGATATTGGTCAAAAACTTCTCGATGTCGAACTTGAGGTGTGGCGCCGCCTGCTTGCCGCACCAGACTTCGCGGACGCGGTCGATGTCTTTCATATATGCATGGAGCGATACCGCGAAATGCGTATACTTGCCGTAGCCGACACCGAGCTCATTTGCAATGTGCTTCTGCAGCTCCGTGAAGAACACGACATCGTAGGGCGTGCCAAGCCACACATCATTGGAGCGCATAATGCCGGTGCAATCGAGCTTGCCCCCGCGGAGCTCGAACACAAGCGCGATGGTGCAGATCTCGTCTTTCGTCTCGAAACGCTCGGGGTTCGGCACATTAAAATTGATGACTGCGCGTCGTGAATACGGGTCACGCTTGAGGGTGTCGATGACCTGTGCGACCTGGTCGAAGCCATAGCGGTTGAACACGATGGCGCCGTAGGCAGACCGATTCGTCACGCCGTTGTCGCTGATGTGCTTCCAAAACGACGAGAACTTCGAGATGAATTCAACATCTTCGCGGCCGGTGAAATACCATGCGAGCTCGCCCAACATATACGAAAGCGAGTAACCGGTGCGGGCCGTCGCGATGTTGTCAGTGATGTCGAGCAGCGTGAAACCGCTGTTGAGCATTTCCTTGGTACCCGCTGCCTCATGGCCCTGTACCGATATTTTGCCACAGAGTTGGCGGTAGATGTCGTTCATCGACTTGCCTACAACATGCATTTGAGCACCTCCACCATGGCTGTCGCCGGGTTGTTGTCTTCGAGCACAATTGCATTATCATGCTCTTCGGCCCACTCTTGGTAACGCTTGTAGATCTCGACGATGTTCGGGCAGACGACATCGGCGTACTCGTCACCACGCTCGTTCAAGCGGCTGATCACGACGTGAAGCGGGGGCAAAAGCACGATGATCGGGATACCGACGAGCCCGCAGAACTCAGTCAGCGCCTCGGCATCGTCGTTATCGATACGGGGCTCGCGGCCGAACAGGTCGGAATACACTTGCTCCGACACCCAGCAACGGTCGATGATGACACCGTCGCATGCGAGCTTCTGCTCGTACTCACGTGCCGACTGGCCGCCGTTGGCGGTCATTTTCAAAATGTTCATGTCGAGTGCTCCGGCCAATGACTTCGCGAGTGTGGACTTGCCGGCGCCGTCAGGGCCTTCGATGATGATAGGCATGGTTTACTCCTTTACAAAAATGCGTACACGTTTGCTGTTTACGCGGCATGTCTTGCTTGTCAAGCCATAGTGCTTGTTGGCCTGGCGGGTGAATTCGTTTTGGCCGAGCGGCTTCAGGTTGTTCCTGATAGCCCAGGCCATATAGTAGTCGTACACCAGCGCCGTCGACTCGTTCACCACCTCGTCGACAGGCGTGTCTTCGAAGTAACCGAGGACGGGGTTGTTGGCGACGTGGTAATCCTCGATCTCCTTGACGACGACTTCCGGCATCGTGAATGCGCGGTTCGCCAACACACGCTCGAGCCCCTTGAGGCCGATGTTGATTAAGTGACTCATGACCTCAGGCGAGTGGAGCTTGTACTTGATGTACGGGTCGAAGTCTGGGTCATCTTTCGAAAATGTCGCCTTGAACGGCACGAGTACGATGCGGTCGAGCACGGCGCCGGTCTTGTCGCGGATACGCGGCATCGAATTCGCCGAGAACAGCAGTTTTGCGTAACTCGAGAAGTCGAACGGGTCTTGGCCCTTCCGCTCGGCGTTGACGCGGTCACCGCTTACGAGCTTTTTGAAAATCGCCGGGTTCGCGATAAACTCGTCGCCGATGTCGTCGCCTATGTTGGCCAGCTTGCCGAACAGCTCCGCCGTCTTGAATCGCTCGCCGAGCTCAGCCAGGTCGAGGGCCGACGTATTGCTGTCGCCGAGTAGGGTCTTGAGCATGTCCAGATACGTCGACTTGCCGTTGGCCTTGTCACCGACCAAGATGAAACTCTTGCGGAGCTCATTACGCCTATAGAACAGGTAACCGATGACCTCCTCCAACAATGCATAGATACCGTCGTCGCCGCAGGCGAGGCGCCGCAGCGTCTTATCGGTGAACTCGGACCAAATAGTCGGGTCGTACTCCCATGGGATGCGGTTCGTGATCACGAACTCCGGCGAGAACGGCATGAGCTCACCCGTCTTGATGTCATACACGCCGTTGGCGAATGCGATGTAATCTGCATCGGCTGCGGGCGCGTCGTCTTGGATGAGCACATCGAGGTAGTTGAGCACCTCGGTTCGCTTGGCCTTCGACAACATAGGCAGATGCTTGATCATCGCGTTCTCGATGAGCAGATTGCCCGATACATAGACGCCGTCGCGGTATACATGGAGCTGATGGCCGATCTTGACGATGCGGTGCTCGTTCTTGAGGTATTCGGCGAACTTGTCGAACAGGAACGTGCCTTTGTTGAAAAACACGTCTTCGGCGAAGGCGTCGTCGCGGTAGACGACGCTTAGCTCTTGTTGCTCCATAGGCTTCTCGAACATGTACCTGTTGATGATGTCCAGGGTCCCGCGCGCCTCGTCTTTCGTGAAACCCTCCGACTGCAGCGTCAAGATGTAGTTGAATAACGCTTGGTTGCGGCCGTCGCCTTCTTCCATCTCGCCGAACTCAGGCGTATACTGCACAGGCCTGAGCCAGCATGGCAGCTCGTCGTAACTTTCGTCCGGCTCAATGTCATAGATCACGTCACGCTCGTGGCCGTCGACTTTCAAACTGCCATACGTGGCTTTCGAGCCGACTTTGATGTCGGCATCGATACCGACGGCCAGGCGCGCATGTGTCTTGCATTTCATACCTCGGGGGTAGCCGACGAAATAGAAATGCTTGCCGCGTGTCGTCGCGATGACCTTGCATGCAATCTGCTCGGCCTCGATGATGTCCATCAGCTTCTCGCTCTGCGCCATGTCGTCGACATCGATGAAAATTGTCTCAGGTGCGAGCACACCGCCGTAGCCGTCGAGCTTGCGTGCCTGGGCCAATGTGAGGTATCGGCCGTCCTTCAGCTTCTGTGCACACTTCTTGCCGTTGAGCTTCACATATCCGATAAATAGTCGATCCATCACATCACCCCAAACTGCGCTAACCGTATTTTCGCCAATTGTATATACCAAGCCTTGTCCAAATGGCTCGGGCACTTCTTGCCGTGCACGTCGCCGTTATCGATAAACGAATGCTCGCTCGTATTGCCGAACTTCTCCGGCTTGGCCTTGCCGGCCTTGACCCGCCCGACCATGCCGTCCGACTCGCGTGTGGATGCGAATACTCGGAAGCACCTATCGGTAAGCCGCTCGTGCCCATGCACGCCGTACTTGTATTTGCCGGACACCTTCACTACACGCTGGTAATCGATCAAATCGTCGTCGGCGGCAATCGTGTCTTCGACGGGCACGCCGTGCACCATGAATTCGACGAGTGCCTTGTTGACGACGGCGAGGTCGTAATCAAGTGGCCCCAGCTTCTTGACGTACGCGCCTTTCGTCTTCATCGACCCGTCTGCCGCCACGAGGACGTAGTTGTTGACATCCTTCTGGTAAACACGGGTAAACTCATCGAATTCCAAGCCCATGCCCGTGCGGTGCTCCCACTCATAGGCCACGTCGTCGACGCGGTCATAAAATGCGTCGGGCCCGCCGCCGAAACCGTCAGGCATGCGGATGAGCACGCCGTCGGTGTTGCTCTGGATGATCTCAGCCCCCACATCGCGAACGAGCTTATGCATGAGGTCGATGAGCATGAGCTGGCCGTTGACGCAGACCATGTTAGCCTGCCGCGGGTCATAGAGTGCATTGAACTTGTCTTTGCTGGCGCCATAGGTGCCGTTGACGACGAGTTTCAATGCCTTCTGGCGAGGGTCCTTCGCATGCTTCAATTCGATTCGATGGTCTCGAATGCCCTTGAACTTCGACGGGTCCCGCACATTGCGCGACAGCAGTTCGTGTGCGATCATCTCGGCCGGGTAATAGCTCTCGACGTCGACGTTGATGAAATAACCCTCACCGGCGTACTGCGCTATCGCGCCGTGCAAGCCTCCCCAAGCGCACTTGTGTGGACAGCCTGCGATGTCGAAATCGAGCGTCGCGGCGTAATCTTGGTTCGCCGGGTCAAGGTACCATGCGCGGATGAAATCATACGGGCCGAGGTCGAGGCACGGCAACGGCACGATGTCGAATTCGTCGTCACGCGGGCGTGCAGGCCGCTCGGCACCCAAGATGATTGCCGTGAGCTGCGCATCGGTCTTGCCAAGGTATGCCAACGGCAAATTGAACATCTTGAGCAGGTCCATGCGGGCGTCGAACTCGCTTTTGCGCTGCATGAATACCTCGATAGTCTGCTCGACGTCGTGGCGGCAGTATTTCACAGTTTCTGCAATCTCTGCCTCGGTCAGTTTGCGGTCGATGTCGAACGGCACCGTCGTCTCGCAAATGTCGTTGCCGAGATAAGCCTCGTGAGTCTTGAGGCCCCTGTCAGTGCGCGGATGGAACACGTCGTAGTTGACCATGTACACCTTGCGCAACAAACTCGAATACTGCCAACCCTTGTGGCCTTCGGCGATGATGAAATCATTGATCGCCTTCGGGTCGAAACCGCACAAGATGCCTTTGAAAATGAATTGGTCGTAATGGAGGTTGTTGTAACCTACCCAGATCTCACGCTTATGCCCTTCGTAGAGCGCGGTGAGCGCGTCGACATCATTGATGATGACGCGCTCATCGTGCATGACGGGATTGATGACTACGACCATCCAGTCGTGTTTGAAAACTTCGAAGTCGTAGAAATTGAGCATCGCCGCACCTAATCGAGCTCGAAAATGTCAGTGATCTGGAATGTGTCGAAACCCTTGTTGTTCTCGCCGTACTCCAAGCCGTACTCGAACTTGCCGTCGACGTACTCGGCAATATCGAGCAGCAAGTCGTTATACTCGGCATAACCGGTGAACTCGACATCGATGTCAGAACCCTCGGGCAGCAGCGAACGGAGGAAAGCGTTCATGATGTGGATCTGGAAGCCCTGCGTGATGACCTGGTTCATAAAGATACGCTGGCCCTTGAACTCGCCATCGCTCACGATCTTCATCCAGCACGACGCCATCGGCTTGCCGGTCTTCTTGGTCTCGGTGAGCTCGAGCTTGTCGATCGCGACCTCATAGCTGCCATGCGGCACGTCCTTGAAATCGGCACCGCCACCGTTGGCCTCTGCATCGGCGATGTCCTTCTTGAGGCCGTCGATGTCGACCATCTTGTCAAACTTGCTGAAATCCATGATATATCCTTTCAGGTGTTAACTACTGTTTACTCTTCGACGACGCGGTGCTTACGGGTGCGACGCTTCGGCTTCTCCTCGACTGCCTCGGGCTCTGCGGCTTCCTCGGTATCGAACGGCGGTTCCTCCTCGGTGATAGGCTTGGCCTTACGCACACGACGCTTTGGCTTCTCATCAGCTGCATCGGGCTCCTCAGCAACCTCAGTTTCAGCCTCAACCTCAGGCTTAGGCTTGGGCTCTGCCTTCTTGCGTGCCTTCGGCTTCTCGACCTCGGCATCGGCCTTCGTGCCCTGTGCCTCGAGTAGTGCCGCGTTGAATGCATCGACAGTGAGGTCGCAGCGATCGCGCTTGAAATCGATACGGCCGCCGCCGAAGACGTTCTCGTTCTTGCGGAGTTGGAGGAAATGGCCACGCTCGTCCATATAGGCGCGGAGCGTCATGGTGACGGTACCGGCGAGTACGTTTGCGGCCTTGTCATTGATGTTCGGCTTGAAAGTCGACACTCTGGTCCCGTTAGCATACGTAATCTCGGTGACGAGCTCCTTGGAGATATAGATGATACGGTAGCCGAGGGACTTGAGGCGCTTCATCTGGCTGAGGAACTCAGTGCGCACCATATCCCAACCCTTACCATAACCGCTATCGCTCTCGTGTTTGATGCCGAGTTGGTCGAACACATAGAAACGGCAGTGCTCATAAAGATCTTCGACGAGGTCGAGCGCGATAACCTTGAACGTGTTCTCATGCTTCTCGAGCTCGTCGATGACCTCACGGAACTTCGACCAGGCAAGGATCTTCTTGGTCATGCGCCCCTCGTGAACGAGCTCGTCAGCAATTGGGATGTATGGGCTCGTGATATTGGACACATTGCCGTCGGTGTTGATGAACAGCACGTCGTCGAAGTGGTCGACGAAAGTCGACTTGCCGACATAACTGTCAGCGTAGATCCACATGTCAGGGTCGGTGATGACGGCCTCAGGACGGCGTTCGTTCTTGGGCAGGATAAGCATATCATTTCCTCCTAAACAGAAATCTTTGTAATCACACCAGTCGCATAGGCGCGACTCATGTTTCGGGAATTCGGTGGCATTCGCCATCGTGCATGTGCCGACTGCAAAATCGGCGACTTTCTTAGGGTCATATTGGACACGGTACAGCGCCGGCCACATGTCTTCCAATGTCGCAGTGAGACGCTCGCGGAATTGGTAGAGGTCTTCGGTCTTCTTCTGCCTGATCATCGTCTTCGGCACAATCAGGAATGCCATGTCTTGGATGATCTCGCCGGGGTGCGTCTTCTCGTAGAAATACTTGTAGACACTCAGCTGCCCACTTTCGAGGTACCTGTCGACATTGTTCGAATACTTGAAATCGAGCATCGTCCACAGGCCCTTGCCGCGCGGGATGAGCATATCGATAAACCCAACGAAACCGCTGTCGTCCTCGACCTTCACCTCAAACACCGGGTCGGTATCGTCGTCCAACATGCCCCATGCGAGCTCGCGGGCACGTGAACCGAGTACGCGGATTTTCATGAGCTCGTTTTCCATGGAATCAGTCATGACGGGATACGCGGCTTTGTAGTTCGTGATAGCCTCGTCGACACCGACTTCGATGCATTCATGCAGCATCGTGCCGATCACGAGTGGGTTCGCGGCATCGCAGTTGAATGGCACTTCAAGGCCGTCGACATAATTGAGCTTGAACTTATGCGGGCACTGGGTGAAGGTACCTACCCTCGAATATGAGGTCTTGAACATCACAATTTCCTCCTTTCTCCTTCAAGCGTGATACTAGCCGTTTGAATTGGGCGAAATCATCCGGCCAGACAATGACGGCTATACCGCCGCTCTCCGTAATCTTCCCGCAGTGGTAGACCTGCAGCGGCGACGGTTTGCCGTTTGGGCCTTTGAGCTCGATTCCGACGAAACGCCCGTTAACGCATGCCAAAATGTCCGGCACGCCGGCACGTGTATTGCGGTTGGCGAAAAACTTGACATGCCATACGCCTTGCGACTCGAGCCATCGCTTCACGCGATTCTCGAAGTTCTTCTCACCTGCCAACTAGTCACCTCCCATCTCGAACAACTTCTCCGTGTAGTCGCGCCGCATTGCCAACGTATCGTAGATCTTCTCTTCGACCGTGCCTTTCGATACCAGCTCGTAATACGTGCATGGCTTGTCTTGGCCGACGCGGTGGATGCGCTTCTTCGACTGCTCGAATAGCGACGAAGCCAGAGGCGGCGAGAAATAGACGCACGTATCGGCTTGCTGCAAGTTCACGCCCATGGCACCGGACTGGTATTGGATAAGCGCGACCCCGTCGTCGGTATCGAAAAACGGCGACAAGTCGTGTGCCTTGCCGTTGAGCACGCCATATGGCCTGTACCTCTTCTCCAACTCCGCCGTGAGCCCTTCGAGCTCGACGTCGAAATTGTAGAACACGACGAGTCGTTTACTCGTGCCGTTCAGCAAATCACCGAACGCCTCGAGTTTGGCGCGCGAATACGCAGCCGCCAGTTGGCGTTTCGCAGTGAGGTCACCGAACACTGTATCGCCGACGAAATCGCGGCCGAATGCCGTGATAATGTTCACCTTGGCGAACTTGCGGTAATACTCGCTCATCGGTACGTCGATGCGGATGAAACGCTGATCAGGTAGGTCGATGACGTCGTCGGTCTTGAGGAAATCGCAACCGAGCTCTTTCATCTTGCGCACCAGCCTCTCCTCGTTCTTGTAACCCGTCACCTTCGTGATCGGGAAACCCTCACGCATCGTCGTCTCCGATTCGACGTATTGCCGCCAAAACAGCTTCTCATCGATGCGCCAGCCGAGCATGTTCAACTGCGTCCACAGCCGTTCGTATTTGCCGTCGACAGGCGTACCGGACAGCAATACGAGCTCATTCGCCCTGGCGGCTAATTTCATCGCTGCCTTAGTACGCTTCGATGATTTGTTCTGCAGCAACGACGACTCGTCGAACATCACGGCGAAGCACTTCATGTTCTGAAGCTCAGGACGCCTCCATAGCAAATCGTAATTGATCACACCGACTGCGTCCCGTGCATGCGAGTCACCAATGCGCCGTTCAAAACCTTCCATGGCATGCGGCTTGGTCAAATTGACGGCGTCGATGTCATAGTAGTTTGCGAAATGGCCCATCCAATCTGCCACTTTCGACTTCTGGCATACGACCAAGGCCAAATGCCAACACTTGTCTGACATCAACTTCTCGGCACCGGTGAACGTCTTGCCGAGGCCCATGTCGTGGTAGAACGCGCACATGCGTTTACCTTTGACACGGTCAAGGGCTGCCTGTTGGTAAGCGAACAGGCCCATTACGCGAAGAACATCGACTTGATTTCCTCGCCAGTCAAGTCGTACCGGTCGGCGATAGCCTTGATCTCCGACTGTTTGAACTCGGCTTTGCCGTTGATCTTCCACGACAACGTCGATTCGGTGATGCCGAGCATTCGCGCGAGCCCGCTTTGGGTATCGCCGAACTCGCGGATTGTTTCATATAGGCTTTTCATCTTTCACCTCCTTCGATCGGCGGACCTCATTATACTACGTTTTCTTTCGATTTATTCGAGTATTTATAACTTTTTCGAAACACCTGTCACACTGTCAAACACCTGTCAAACGGCTGATTTTGGGCCTGTTTGACAGTAAGTCGCATCACTACGTCGCGTTTCTCACTGCCTGTCACACTGTCACACAGTTTTCTCCCCTATCCTTAGATAATTTGACTTTTTATATCTATATAAGGCCTATTAGATATATAGATATAAAAATATCTAATATAGGGGCCCCTTGTTGTTTGACAGCTTGACAGGTGATGAGAAACGCGACGTAGAAATGCAAACACCTGTCACACTGGCCCTTTTAGGTGTGTGACAGGTGTTTGACACTGTTTGACAGGTAATTACTACCGTAGCGCGTGGATCTGCGACATGACGGCGTCGTACTCTTTCGGGCAGACAGCTTTGATGCACGACATGTGGTTGTCGAGTACGCCCATGAGTGCCGCATAGTCCACATTGGACGCCGCTTTCAAGAACTCAGACCCAGTGAGCTCGTCAGTGATGCGCTGTTCCATCACCGTGGCATCTACAGTAGGCTTTTTGAGGTGGTCGCGGACTATATACAGCCACGCCAGCCTTTCGCATACGGCATAAGACGTGTCGCGCTTCTCCAGGTTGAGGATCTCCTCTTCGATGGTCTCGATCGACACCATTTCCATTCACCCCTAACTGAGTTTCTTCCCGACGTCATGTAGCTTCTTCCTATATTTCTCGTGTAGCTCGTGCTGCATAGGCATGATGACTTGCATGTCATAATCGACAGCACCCAATTCGAGCGCCAAGCGGTCGGCATACTTGCATTCGTCGTCGACGTCTCGCACAAGCTCGCAGATCATGTGTGCCGCGGCGACTTCACCTGCATCATAGAGGTCTTTGGCCGACTTCGCATAGAGCTCCTTCGTTTCGTGTTCCCACTTACACCACTCACGCATACCCGTCTCGACAGCCTTGGACTTCGTTTCCGATTCGACCGCTTGTCGTGTGAAATTCGACCACTCGACGGGGATGACGTCAATGTGTTTTGTATTCGCCACCGGCAAAAGCTGGTTGCAGTGGTCGATGAAATAGCGGTGGATGCGGCGCATGGAAATCGTCTCACAGAGGAAATGGTACTCATGCAGTCGCTTGAAACCTTCCAAACCGAGGAAATTGTAGTAATCTGCCATCTGCTCGTGCATCATCATGCCTTCGATCATGTGGTCAGATACCTTCGCGAACGCGTCAATTACTTGCATCTTTACCTTCTCTCAATTCATCCATATTTTGCGAAAGGGATGCCCAAAGGCATCCCTTTCTTCAGCCCTGGTCGAGATACTGCGCCAGGACTCCTATTCTGTCATTAGAGCTTCGTGACGACGACCGCGGTATTGTCGATCGTGACAGTCGCCGGGACAGTCGCGCTGGTGATCACGAGCGTGAGCGTCGAGGTGCTGTCGCAGCACTGGTTACGCACGATTGCCGGGATATTGACCGACACAGTGCCCGCGGCTGCCGCGGTGATGGTCTGCGTGGCACCCGGCACGGCGACGCCGTCTTTGAACAGCGTGACGGTATATGCACCGGCAGCAGTAGGCGTGAATGTGACGCTGGCGTCGACATCGAAATAGCCCTGGCCCTTAAGCAGGACGCCGTTACCCGACAGGACGGCATTGCAGCCGAAACGGCGGACAGTCGTACCGAGCGGGATAGCCGTACCTGCAGCCGTAGACAGCGTGAGTACGGTACTAGACGGGTCGGCAGTGTAGATTGCAGATTTGCACGACATGATTTGTCCTTTCTATTGAAATAGGGGCACAGCCTGAGCCATGCCCCTATCTTGCCCAGGCGAAAATGCCTTATCGATCAATGTTCGTTTAGATATTTGCCGTACCGCAGCAGCCATTACCACAGAACGGGCTCGGGCCGGCGTTGTAGGCGAAGGTGTTGGGGTAGCGCACCACTCCGCACATCGCCTGGGACAGCTGGAGTTGGTTGATCTGGTTCTGCATGTCGGCCATGCGGTTGCCGGTGATGGTGTCGAGGACCTTCTGCGTCTGCTCGGTCACAGTCTGCTGGATTGCAGCGGTGTTGATCGCGCCGTTGTAATTAACGGAGTCGATACCGCGCTGGGTGGTACAGCAGCAGTTTGCGAGCTGGGACGACAGCGAGTAGTTGCCGTCCTTGATGGTGTCCTGCGTCTGCGCGAAGTTGCGGAGGTTCTCGTAGCCGACAGACGCGAGGCCCTGGCTGGTCTGCATGAACTGTGTTTGCATCATGTCGTTCACGCGCCCGACCTGGTTCGCCAGGTCGTTGAAATTCATGGCGTTGCACAGACCGGCCTCAGTTACGGGTTGCTCGCCGGCATTGCGGTTGCCACCGAAGCCGTTGCCGCCCCAACCGAAAATCATCGCGAAGAGGATGATCACCCACCATGCATTGTTGCCGCCGAAGCCGGACTCGCCGGAAGCGGCCGCGATGTCGGAAAGTGAATACTCAGACATAGACATCTCAATTCCTTTCTAATACTAGACATCTTATATATGCTCAAGTAGGTCAACGGCCGTACGCTCCGCTTCACTACCCAAACATCTGCTTAATTGCGTTTATATCAATACCGTGCTCACTCGCGATCTGCTCGGGACTCTTGCCCTTGTTCGCATTGATGAATTCCGCAAACTGCGGGTTGCTCTGCATCATCTGGTGCATGACTTGCTCTGGGTTTGCGTTGCGCATCATGTTGACTGCCTGCATCGCCGATTGCAGCGGGTTCGGTCTCGGTGTTCCACCGAACAGGCTACTCGCCATTGTCGATCGCCTCCCTCAGATGCTTCATCGCTGCATCGAATTCATCACGTGTCACGTATTGCTGCACCTGTTCTGGCTTGTCTTCGACCGGCTGAAATGCAAAAGCACGGATGGTCGGAAAACCGGCACCATCCGTGCTTTTAACATACATGATGTCGTTATCTGCGTCGAACAGGGGCACGACGGAATTGGGAGGCATTTGGTATGCCTTGGCCCCGTCCATGCCCGTGACACGGATCAGCTGCATTCCCTGCTGCATTCCCGGCTGCATCTGGGCGCGTTGCTGAAACTGCTGCATCTGGTCCATGGCGAATTGCTGTGGTGTGCCGACAGGTTGATACGCATTGTAGTTACCGAACATCATGCTTTCTCCAATCCTCCATCAACGGCGGGTGCCGTCTGAGATATAAGCCTGCAGGCGGTCGAGCGCGTAACCGTACATACCAGCGTAATCATCGCCGCCGTAGGTCGTGCCGTCGTCGCATACCTCATCCCAGTAGCCAGCATGCGCCACGTCCTGAGAACGATAGTAGACTTGCTTGTACTCGCCAGACGGGGTGATGTAATACATCTGGACGCCGTCGATGGTCTGACCCCACAGGCCAGCCATGCCATTTACAGAATCGTTGTAATTGGCGGCCTGCACCCAATCAAGCCAACCGCTTTCCTTGGTGTGGACGCGATAGCGCAGAGTGCCACTGTCGGCCCATGCAATGAGCATGTCGTGGGAGCCGTACGGCACACCGGCAAAGCCCTCGCTGTTGGCGTCGTTGAAGTTGGTGACGGCACTATTCCATGTGCCATAACGGTTATGGAGGGCATAGTGGATATTGACAGACTTGCCCGTAGATTTCGGGAAACTCGTGCGCGCGGCAGAAGTCGACGGCTGGTACGTGCCGCCGTTTCCGTCAGTCGGTGCGATCGGTGCGATATAGCCGCTACCCATATATGCGGCGACGTCTCGCTTGAAATCGCTCCAAGTCTTGCCGTATTTACGGAAATAACCGATCGGGTCTGTGTGATCAGACCCGCCCCAGATATGTGCGGCCTCGTAATGGCTGAGCAGGCGGCTGGTGTCCCAACCGTGTGCACGAAGCGTATCGCCTGCCCACTTCACAGCCTCAGTCCATTGTTTGGTGAAGTCGGTGGCATTTGTGGCGTGTGCCAGCTCGATGCCGATTGTACACCAATTGCCATTGCCGACATGCCAGCACAAGCGGTTCTGCGGTACAGTATCGTAAACCTTGGAGCCATCAAGCTCCATGACGTCGTGCACTGCGTAGGTGTCGTCACGCGACCACAAAAGCACATGGTTCCATGCGCTCGCGCCCGGGTTAGCCGTCTCGTGGATCACGAGGTACTGCGGTGACAGCGGCCCGTGCCCGTTGCTGACGTAATTTGTGATACGCTCGTAGGCATAACTTGTTGTCGGTACTGCGAGTGCTAGTGCGATAGCAACAGTGCTGGCGGCGAGTGCCAATCGTCGAACGATATGCACTCGCCGAGCAGGGTGAGGCTTAGGCAGACATCCAGCCACATCGGCATTTGCTTTGATACCCAAATCACTCACCCTTTCCAATAACATTGTCCATCATTACTCACTCGTCGGTTTCGCCGTCGCGGTCGTCACACCGAGAAGTGCACCGACGAGCGTACCGGTGGCAGTGATCACCGTCACTGCGATGCCAGTCGGCTCCCAATTGACGGCGGTACCAACGGTACCGACAAAAGTCGCTACTGCGGGCAAGGCAACGAGGCCGACCCACTTGAGAATATTATATGCCTTATCGGGCAGAAGGTATTGCATAATTACTCCTTAGTCTTGATGCGCATCCATGATTTCATTATACATGTGTGTACCCGGCCCGTTGAGCCCCAATTCATCATGATAATGATGATATATATCATCTACTTGCTGTTTTTCAGCAGCTGAGCATGGATGCCCTTCAATGACAAACCGTCGGTGCAGATCTTCGAGCCTATAAAACAGCAGCTCACCGAGCATAGCACGATTTTGTGTGCGTTCTTCGTGTTCACGGCGCGACATGTTACATAATTGCGCAGTATTGGTTTTAATTGCGTTTAGCAACCAACCGATTATCGTACCCATAATCGTAGTTGCGACGGTTGTTATTATGTATTTAAACATTAAACGCCTATCAAACAAATATTGGGATACGAATTACAGGAGCGGGATAGTGACGCATGGGTTGCCCCAGTTAAAACCGACCATCGCGACGCTGAACCAAACCATGAGGCTTATAGTACCGTCCGCCTTGACCAAGACGGCCTCCGATAGCCCGTTCCTGACGTCGGCTAATAGGCATGCAGTTCGATCTGAAATCGGCCGGAACTCTCGATCGATGGTCCCAACTACGACTTCATTGTATCCAGGTGTGCCTGTGTTCATGTACCCATCGACGCGGGCAGTCATAACGTGAAGGAGTGCGGCTGCCTTATTGTAGAGCACCCGGATGCCGATGACTGAACCGTATATGTTCACATTGCCCTGACAGACGGTTTTCAGTGATACGGAATCTCCGAGTGTCGCAAGCGAGGCCATGGGGTCGAAGAGCCTCACGGGTGTGCCGACGCTGATACCGTTCAACGGGATGCGCCAGAGCTTCAAGTCGTTCGAGGTCGTCGCGGGGTCCGCCGCCGTCCCCGTGCTGGGCGTGCCCTTGATGACGACGGGCGTGATACTCTCGATGCCCGCGCTGGTCTTCGCATAGCGGGCTACGACGAGGTCGTTACGCTTCTGGCCCTGCGTGCCAGACTGGACCGTCAGCGAGGTTGCCGCCTGATTCCAAAAGCGCTTGCCGCCGACCATACCGACACCGGTGTCGAGCGTCGCGCTGTTCGCGCTCGCCATCGTGAGCTTAAAATCGTTACCATACTTCAGCACGCAGTTTGCTTTGCCGATGGTCGCGACGTTGAGCGCCGACAGGTCGTCCGAGCTGATGTGCTTGGTCCCCGTCATGCCGTCCACGATTTCAAATGCCATGTTACTACTCCTTCGCGTTGCTCATGAACTGCTGGAACTCGCCGTCGTGCTTGGCTGCGAGCTTCTTGTACTCGTCCGTACACCCCTTGCACAGCAGGCGCGTGGCCCTGCTGCCGTACTGGTCGAAGCGCTCGACCTCGCGCCAGTCACCAGCCGCCGCAGCACCTTGCTGGAGGTACGCGTTCGCGCCGCATCGGTCGCAGGTGTAGTGGGTGAAATTCTCTGTCTTTGCCATGTTCTCTCCTTTACTTAGTCCTGAGCCACGTGTGCGGCCCGATACTCGGTACCTGTACCCATGTGCCGCCGATGTTGTTCGGGTTAAACGAGCCGTCCGTCTCCAAGTACTCGCCGACGTGGTGGGCCATGAGCCATATCGTGTTCTGGTCGATGGTATCGAGGATGTGCTGCCATGCAGTCCACGAAGAATCTGACCCGCCGCGCCGCCACAATATGTCTGCGCTGCTCATGGCGACCTGCTTCGGGTACCCGCCGCCCTTGTCGTTCCATTGTACGAAGGTGACGAGGGTCGCATAGGTCTCGCCGGTCGAAAGCCCGATGGCTTTCGCGTTCTTGAACTCGACCACAGTCTCCTTCGGGTGGTTCTTCATATACCAGCTCGGCGGCTGGTTGTCGTTCCTCGTGTCCTTGATCTCGCCGCCGCTTGGCCCCTGCGGGCCCATCGGCCCTTGCGGGCCTGTCGGGCCTTTAGGCCCCTGGATGCCCTGCGGTCCTTGCGAGCCCGCGGGGC